GTAAAAAAAGTTCGCTTTATGCCTTGATTTTTAGATTTTTTCGTACTTTTGCAAACGAAATATACTTCTCTTAAGAAGATATGTACCTTTTTCGGTATTTATTTATATAGACATCAAAATGAGACTATTTGCCTTGTCTACAATAGATGTGTCTAAAGAGGCAAGATAAATTCGGGTGGTTTGCTCCGAATCATGTCCCAGTGCCTCACTGATGACAGGCAAAGAAACATTTTTACTTTGAGCGATGCTGGCCCAAGCATGGCGGGCAACATAGGTGGTAAGTGGAATACCCAGACCCATTTGTTTGCCAATGTGTTTCAGATTTCTGTTGATACGGTGCGCTTCATTTTGGTATTGATGCCATTCGTCCACACCATTGTTCTGAATAATTGGTAGCAGGTAGGAAGTTTCAGAGGTATTGTATTTATCAATAAGTTCCTGCATGGGCTTTTCCCATTTGATAAACAATTGCTGACCGGTTTTTTTTCTCCGATAGGTCAGGATTCCATTCTGGAGGTCTTTCTTTTTCAGGAATGCCATATCCACAAAGGACATTCCACGTGTATAAAAACTGAACATAAAGATGTCTCTGGCAAAAATGAGAGACTTCTTATTAAGATCCAAATCCCGTATTCTTCGAATCACGCTGAGGGAAACCGCCCGTTTCTTCGTTTTGTCTATGCCGGTATAGACATGCTTGAAGGGATTTCGTTGAACAACAAGCCCTTCATTCACGGCCCGGTTATAAATGGCCCTGAGGTTACGCATATAATACGAACAGCTATTCGGGCAGATGCCATTCCCTTTGAGCCAGCTTTCATAAGCTATCATCTGATTGGAATCCATTTCATCCAACGGGACATCTCCACGGTTATTCAAGTAACGTTCAAAACTGTTCAAGGCACACTGATAGGTACCAGCTGTGCGTACCTTACCTATCTGCCTCAATTCTACCAGCAGTTCTTTTCCATATAAAAGGAAAGTGCAATTCCCTTCAGGAGCAGTGTAAAGTTCTATTATACGGTCCACAGTGAAAGGGCTGTCTTCCTGATTCAATCGGTTGATGCATTTCTTTATTCGGAAAAGGTCTTTATCAATTTGATTTTTTAATGCGGCAAGATAGCTTTTTCGGCCTTCTCCACTTCCTGCCGAGACATTGATTTCACCGGAAGCAGAAATCCACTCACTTGGAAACAGTTTGTAACCGGTGCGGATATGCCGTACTTTACAATGATGAATTATTTGATAATGAACCGTTCCCTCTTTAAGGATAACGGATGAAGGACTGAATTTTACTTTTACACTAGTCATAAACAATCAATTATTAGTTTAACATATGGAATAAAAACAGGAAGTAATTCAAAAAACTTCAAGCTGTTATGTATATCTCCAGCTAAACTATTCTTGATTGATAAAAGACGCTTTAATTATTTTTATCTAAAGCATTGTATTGAGTAATATGACATAATAAGTAGATGTTGAAAATTAGTTTATACTATTCTTAAGAATTAGTTAAATCCGGAAAAACCAGACGTGCCGCTTAACAAAAACGATGCGTTTCAAAAAGTACAAAAACGACGCGTACAAGAAAAACGGTGAGCGCGGTCCTATTCAGCATGATCAAAGCCCACCGTTTTTCTTTCACTTGAACCCTCTTTAAATGGCTTTAAAATATCATTTAAAAGCCATTGCAGATTCAAAATAATTTCCTATCTTTATGCAATTGTTAGGCTGCTATACCTGACACCTCATCCGGCTTCGTGTACAGCATCATGTCTGTATATTTAGCTTGATAGTTTACGCTTGCACTAAACTCCACTTTCCTGCATTCCTTGAATGGGCTGCCGACAAATGGGTTTCGGTCCATCCAGTCGCACAGTTCTAAAATGGAGGACTTGTTCGAGGTGAAGTACACGAACGAATGCCCTTTCAGAACGGTTAGTACATCCAGATAGTCAGCCAGACGCCAGAACATCTTGTAAGTACCCACCTCGGTGGAGAGGTACGGCGGATCAACCAGGAACACCACACCCGGAACATCTTTGTAACGTTTGAATACTTCCTTGTAGTCTTCGCTGGTTATAGTCAGTCCTTCCAGATAATCCTTTGCTTCGGGATAGTCTGTCTGCCGAATCCTATTGTAGATGGCTTCTTTCTTCATTCCTTCCAAACTGGTCACATATTTCATGGCGAACAACAAGGATGCGGAAACCGTGATATAATCCACGTAACCGTGCTCTTTTTCTTCCCTCTCAATACGAGCAAACATTTTATCGCGAACCTCCCCGGTTATACGTTTGTTTCTGGGTTCCCCTTCAGCTATCCGACGCAAATCGGATAACAGCACATTGGTGGCCGGGATATTTACAAGTCGGCAGCGGTAGTTGTCGAAGTCATTATACACAACGGTGGCATCAGGCCTGACACATTTGGTAATATGTGACAGCAGGCCCGAGCCGCCAAACAAGTCCACAAACACGGTGCTGTCCGGGAACTGTCCCAGCACCTTGATAAATTCCCTCGCAAACATGCGTTTCTGCCCCACGAAAGGAAGCGGGGCGGACAAATACATCTTTCTCATTTCATTCTGCTTTAAAACGGCCGCAAAGGTCCACAGAATAAACGAAAAACAGCGGGAAACATGAACTGTTCCCGCTGCAAGACATATACAGCAAACTACACGTTCAACCCGAAGCGGACCGTCTCGTCACCGGCGATCAGCGCACGGGTGCCCGGGATATTATTCTCGTAGATATGTACATTGCCCAGATAGAGAGTGATCGACTTCAAGGGAAGTTCTATCTGCCGCGCCATCAGGTACAGGTGGTAAATATCGGAAGGTAGCCCGAGGTTTGCGTCACTGCTGCGCTGGTAGGCGGACAGAACCAGTTCACCGCCATCTAACTGGAACTGTACCAGACTCAAACAGGGTGCCTGGTTGCTCTCGGCACCGGTTTCGCCCAGAAAAAGCACGTAGTTCTTGCTGTTGCGCCTCTCCCGGTTAATTTTCGCTATCAACGGAGGCAGCTTCTCGAAATAGGTCGGGTAACTGTTCACCAGGATGGAGCCGCAATAGTCCCACCAGTTGATGCCGGCCTCCCGGTACTTCTCCACGTTGCGCTCACCCTGCATAAATAACTGCAACTCGCTGCGGAGCTTCTTGCGGGCGATATTATGCCCCTCGAATATGTCAAGCAGGTCCGCCGGTGTCAGTGACAGCTGCTCGTTCAGAAGGTATTGTATATTTCCCTTCTTGTTGGTCTGTGTTTTTCCCGTGGCAAGAATCTTGTCCAGGATACGGTAATACTTGTTCATAGCCATTTCCTCCTTCTAAATTTGAAACACCCTAAAGATAAGGGGAAACGGCACTCCCTACGACATAAAACAACCCGTTCACACTGCAAGCGTCTTGCAGTCGCTCTGGAATCGTTTCACCAAGGCATAAACCTTACGTTCGCTCACCGAATACTTTTCGGACAATACGGCCACAGCATACGAGACTTTTTCACCTTGATCGAGTAGGCGGGTATAGTCCGCGTACAGGTCGATATACCGGGCATCTTCCAGACGGATGCCGGCCGCCTGAAGCCTTTTCAACAGCTCCCGGTTAAAGTTTAATATCTCAATCACTTTCATACAACAAAAAAATTATATCTTTGCATCGCCAATCATTTTTTAGACAACAAAAAAAACGTCAAACCGTGACAGAGGGTATTTGCCCCCGGTCGCGCGGTTTGGCGTTTCATGTTTATAAAAGTGATTGGCGTTACTTTTTAACAGGCCGGGGGCTTTTTTCTTATCCTCCCCCGAAGGATTTATTCCACCCGGTACTTCTCCGGATCAAAAGCGTCTTTCTTCCTCCAGCCGTCAGACAGCGTGTCCTGAACATGCTTCATGGCTTTCGTGTAGAAATCGGTCAGTTCCTCCAGTGTGACGAACTCCCGATATTGGGGAACCTCATCCGTACCGAACTTGAATGTCACGGGAAGCGTAGCACCACCAGTCTGTACGGCCAGATCATACGCTGCCTTATAATTGAACTGGTTTTCACTTGACAGCCATACCGGCATACCTTCATAGAGAAAACCGGAAAGTATCTCACGGTCAATTTGCTCATTACACCAGTCTGTAATGACGGACTTTATAGTATCCATGTGAGGTCTGCCGACAAAGCCTTCCTCCATGTAGGAGGCGGATCCGTCCTCACGTTCCTGTACATCCCAGCGGATGCGCCATCTGTTGCGTGCCGGGCTCACGCACTCGATCAGTTTTATCCCGGATGTTCCTTCTACCCGTTTCATGTAAATATGTATTTAGTTCGACCCTTGCCGAAGGTTTCCGTCTTGATGGTGGTCTCGAACGGGAAGCCGTCGGGCATATCCTTCACTTGCAAGAGGATGTTCTTCATCTCCTCGCTGTTGGTAAAGAACTTTTTCGGTTCACCGTTCATCTCAATGGCCACGATACAGCGGTCCTCGCCCTGTTCGGTCTTGATGCCCGTCTCGAAGTCCTTCACCACAATCGGTAAGTTCACCAGCTCCCGGATGCTTACCACCACCCCGGGAAAACGTTTCTTGCCGTCCTCCGGCTTGTAGGAAACGTTCAAGTCTTTAAATGATCTCATGTCTTTGCCTGTTAATTTTTTAAACAACGTATGACAGTCGGCGTGCTTGGCCATCCCGTAGAA